TTACGCAAGCTCTTTGTATATGAGTGCTCCCATAGCCTGCGCGGCAGGGGTTACGGTGTCTTCTCCTGGCACTAAATAATGCTTGTAGCCTACACTTGAAAGCTCAGAGCGTCCGTGTATTGCAGCGTTTACAGTGTCGACTACTCCTGCACGCTGTAGCAGTGTTTCATGGGTTGCCCTAAGGCGGCTCATAGGGATATATGGCACGTCTGACTCAAGCATTTTGCCGCGGTATACAGGCTTGTTGTTTGGACAGTCACGCTTAAGCGGTGTCCAGTGGTTTCTCCAAACACGTCCTACATGCGTAAGAGAAATATCACATATCGGGTCTTTTGGCTTGCCTTGGATGGCTTTAAGCTGCGATGAAAACGGCTCTGCAATAGTAATGATACGGTCACTAAAGCGTGTCTTAGTTTCCTTTCGTCCGTCTTCTGGTGTAACTGCATCATCGACAGTTACACGGCATACCATTGATGTTTGTCCGTTTACTTGTACCTGCATAAATTCAATGTCATTCCAAAACAGCGCATAAGCTTCTTCACGCCGTAGTCCTCCGCCAACCATGCACAACGCTAAAGCTTCAAGAGGGCTGTTCTCTAAAGCTTTGATGGCCTGTGAAACCTGTTGAGCTGACCAGACCACGCGAGAGTCATTTGTATTGCGCGGGTATCTTAAGCGGTGGCGCATTGGTTCGTCTGGTATATATCCGTCATCCCATGCGGCTCTTAGAGTTGCTCTAAGGGTTGTTATGCAGCGCTTAGCCTTTGCATACGTCATATGGTTAATCCACGCTTGTATTTGGGCGTGCGGAATGTCTCCAAGCTCATAATCGCCAAATCGTGGCTCAATATCTTTTTTAAAGCAGCTTTTGTATCTGATGATGGTTGCCTTGGTTAAATATGCCATGCGATAGGGGATAAACACCTCATAAAAGTACCAAGATAGCGTGACCTTTGAGCCTATGGCTTCATTGCGCCCCATCTCAAGTGCAAATTGCGCGATGGTCATATCTGCGTCACGCTCTGTTGGACAGACTTTTGAGAGTTCTCTTGGCTTACCATCAGCACGATAACCCTTGCGAACGCGAACAAGCCATTGTCCATCGTTGAGCTGTCGTTTGCTGCCGAGTTTAGATCTAGTCTTTATAGCCATATTTCCTCACACTTAATCAAGGTAGGCTATAAAGACCTACCTTCTGACGTTGGTATTCCGAGGTTTAAGCTTTCCTATATAGGAAGCTTTTTTGTCTAGCTAGCTGATGTGACGTGTAATTTATTCTTGAAGAGTGCCGTCTTTAATGTGGTATGCAATGTCGTTTTCTTGGCAGAAATCTATAACTTTGTGTGATTGCTCGTTATAGAACTCTCGGCACTGCTTATATGCGCTTACAACTTTGTTGTAATGAGTACGACCGAAGATGATTTTATCAACAAAAGAAATGGTTTTAAGAATTTCACCTAAATCCTGCTCTAGAAGATTTGGCGTTGGATATGGCTCAATACTAACCCATGTTTGCTGCCCATTATCATGTAGCTTTTTGAGTGAAGCTATGCGTTCAACGTAAGGAGCAGCACCAGGCTCTGTTTTTTGGCGGTATTGCTCATTAAGAGATATAAGTGTAATGCCATAAGCATTTTTTTGTGACAAAGATTTCAACTCTTCCGGCAAAACACCTTTACTTAATGCAGTACAAGGTACATCGAAAGAGTTAATAAGCCTGATTGCATCAACGCTCATTTGACAAATCTCGTCATAGCCATACATAAAAGGATCGGTAGTGAAGCATAGCTGGACAGAATCAATCTTTTTAGCAAGCTTAGGAAGTTCTTTAGCAAGCAATTCAAGTGTGTTATCCACAATTGCAGGGGTACACCATTGTTCGTAGGAAGACACACGGCCAAAACGCTTTGCCATGAGATATGCGTAACATGGATATAAACATCCGTGGCTACAGCCTTGTACATGGTTCATTGCCCAATTTCCGTATTCGACCTCAGTTTTATAGAGCATAGACTTACGTGTGATATGTTGTAGCTCATGCATTTAGCACACCTCCAAACAAATGTTCTATTTATATTATAGTCCTACATTGTGTCTTTACACTTAATGACCTCGACTTTTTCACCGAAAGAGTGTGATGGTTTACCTGTTTTGGTGTACTTTTCTACCCTTTCCAAACAACCTTCATCAAGTAGCTTACCAATATATGTTTTACACAAACTATTTTGTTTTTCGGTGATTCCCATTTCTGAAATAACCATTGCTGCAAGTTCGCCCATCGCACACTTTTGTCTAATGCGAACGTTTTCGTGTAAAACCCTACGAAACGCAGCATCTATATCAGCTGGATTGATGTATGCACCATTGCCATCAACAGGAAATAACGATGGTTGCCGTTCCATATTTAATGCTTTTATCATCGTATTATTCATAGCAATACAACCTTGCCAATGATTAGACATATGGACCAACCTATATTTAATAAGTCCACCACGTTTGATGTTTTTTGATGTGTCAACAATGGGAATGTGTGTTGTGAATTTAAAAGCATCGTCTTGTTTGAGCCTATGACAGAAATTGTCAACTAGCTCAAGTTCTGCACGCCAAAATTCACCATTCTTTGCTTTTCTAACTATATCGACCCAGTCTTCATTACCAAAAATCTGGGTTAGGCGTGCATGACGTTCTTCTAAGCTTGCTTGTGTGTCAAAGCCTTCGTCAACTAAAGTAATATCCTCTTTTGGAACGATAAATTCCTTGGACAATACACAGCAAGCTTCGCGCAAAAATCCAACTGTCGAGAAGTTAAGAAGCACTTCTACACCGCAATTACGCAGACCGTTAAGCTGAGATATATTTTTGAACATTTGAAAGTCTAAACATGAAATACCAAAGGGGTCTATGTAAAAGAAATAGGTACCGTATTTATCTTTATTAGCTAAAACTTCCCGTATAGCGGCCTGAAAGCCTTTATCATATACAACATATTTAAAACTTAAGTTTTTAATAAAAGAATTATTGCTTACGGTGTCTGACAATGTATTGGCACGTGCTTTTGCTGTCTCAGCAAAAATAAATGAAACAGATTTTTTATTCTTTGCTTTCATAAAAGCTCGACCCGCTTTTTTGATTGCTATTATTGGCGAGCCTTCGGTACCATCGTTATAGATGCCCGGACCAGCAAAGCCATCAAAATATAAAATTTTATGTTCACGAACAGACATGACTTTTTGAAAGAAAATACTTAGATAGTTGCTGAGTAGGAAATCTTTAATTTCAGACCATGGTTTATGTTCTTTGTCCCAGTCTTTCGTACTGCCCATCTCTATCCTCTCCATCCATTATTCCAACCCTACCTCTCGCACTCTTCTTGTGCCGCCTGATACCACACAACGACACCGACAAGCTTCACTTCATCCTCACCGCTAAACACCATGTCGTCATAGGCGCTAAAGCTGTCTGCTGCAAGCATCATGGATGATTGTCCACGCATATAACGCCTAAGTACTGATTCACCTACACTAGGCTCTGCTACGACCGCACAGCCGTTCCAGGGCTGCAAGAGAGGATCTACCATGACCAAACAGCCATCTGGATACGAACGATTCATACAATCGCCCTCAACTTGCAACATGAATGCGTCTGGATGATTGCGCGCTACGGTTTCAGGGACTTCTACGAGCTTTATATCTTCTATCTGCTCTGTTGTCTCACCTGCATGAGTTTTGCCAAGTACGCGCATGGGCACCATTGCGGAGGTGCCACGGAAGGGGATAGCTCTATTAGCGTACTGTAATTCTTCTCCAAGCAGCTCAGACGTGCTCATATTGAATAATTCGGCAAGTTGTTTTAATACGCCTATACGTGGTTTTGCTCGCCCAGCTTCCCACTGGCTGACAGATGAACCGGTCAAACCAACCTTTGCTCCTAATTCATCTTGTGTTAAGCCGAGCTTTTCACGGTTTACACGAACGGTGTTTTGGAAGCTCATGGTTGCTCCTCAATTTAAATGAATTAAAGTTTTCTAAAATTTTATTCCAAATTAGCCTTGAATTAATTACAATTTACTGTAATATAATTACATATAGAGAGGAGGGCAAAATGAAGAGTACGTTAGCTGATATAAGAGAACAGCGTGGTGTTAAGAAAAGTGCTGTTGCAAGCTGTATAGGCGTATCATATCCAACGTACCAGAGGTACGAGATTGACCCACGCTTAATGCGTGTTGGAGACTTAGAAAAGGTGTGTAAATTTTTGCACTGCACGATAGGCGATATTTTTTTGCCTAATAACTTGAATTAAATTCAAGTTTCCTCACGTGACTGCACTACCCGTACCTTCTCAACCGAATACCCGATATGACGCAAGCAGGGGGAGCCTGTAGCGCCCGCTATCGAATGTTGTCGGCCCTCGTAGAGGAGAACCGTCAGTTTTTAGTAACCAAATAAAGAGAGGCTATTATGAGCAATCACACTAATAGGGATTCCTATGATTTCTTTAGTTCTGACCTTAGCTGGCTTGACTCAATTTCTCCAAAACGTCACTGGAAGGCGTTTTTAGTCGGTGTTCTTTTTGGTCTTTTCTACTGTTTTGTTAAAGCATACTTTGGCATTCAATAGGACTTTTTATCTACCAATCAGTTCAGCAATTTTGTTGATAATTGGCATTAAAGCTATTGTAACGATAGAGCCAGCCATCGCGTATGCAATGCTAGGTATCCATGCATGAGCATCCATAAAAGTAGTAAAGGTAATTACACGCTGCTGCCATTTAGGACGACTTGCAAATTTAACAATTTTTGCTGCAGCTTCTCGTCCTTTATCAGTCATGCGATATGTCAGATAACCGGTGCGCTCTTCTGGAACACAGATTTCTTTGATAAATCCCTGGTCTTCCAATTCATAAAACGAGTTCATTTGAGCTTCAGAATGTGGGTCAAAGCTAATATCACAAAAATTAACTTGCCCATATTTACGATTGTCTCGTTGCTCAAAAAACCAACCACACACTAAAATTCTCGTTTGAAATTGCGTAAGCCTATTTTTGTCAAAGCTCATGAGAGCCAATTCTGAAAAATCTTGAAACCTACTATCGTTCTCATGCTCTACAGGCTTTATATCTATTAGACCACAATGGAATGTGCGCATTTTCAAATTCATCTGTGCTGCTCCTATAGCTGGTATGTTGCTGTATCGCGTCCTGGCAATTACACAAGCACTTAATTGTACAGCTGAGAATCTAATCATCGAATAGGAGGTGTGCGAAGTGTCTATTAAGACACAAGAGCGTGGCTGGCTTTCTGTTGCAGAAGCTGGCAAGTACGTAGGCATTAATCCCGAAATTATCAAGTGCGCTATTGAATCAGGAGAACTTTTAGCCTACATCAAGCCACGTACTAGTCCTGAGAAATTACGTGTTGGACAACGACACATCTATTACAAGATTGCCATTTGCGACCTAGACGATTGGGTGCGCTCATGGTCAACATCATGCTAACCGTATCTAAAAGAAAGTCCGCAAAGAACTGGCATTCTTTACGGACACGTCCAGAGAGAAGGTCACAAACCATGGACCACACTATTGTACCCGAAGAATGGGAAGAACGCGCATTTGAGAAAGCCGAGTTTGGCGTTCTTAGGGTGTATGTAAACAAGCGCACAGGTGACATTGCATTTAATGCCAATGACGTTGCTCGCTGCCTTGGCCTTGAACCGTATGACCTCACCGACATTCTCAACAAAAATGAGCTTTCGACGCTGTCAGTTCCAGCAATTACAGAAAGCGACTTTGAGCAGTTTTGTAAAGAGCTGGAGGGATAGACAATGAAAGACATGCAAGTTTTCAACAACGGTATTGGTGGAGAACTCCGCGGCGGCATGAATGATGATGGTTCAATCTGGTTTGCCGCAAAGGATGTATCAATTGCGCTTGGCTTCACACATACCAATGATTTGACGCGTCTACTAGATGACGATGAAAAGGGGACGCACAATGTGCGTACCCTTGGTGGTGAACAAAGGCTTTCCACCATCACAGAGCCAGGCATGTATCATGCGTTAAACCTTCGTCGCACAGGATCTATTAAAGACGAACAGATGCGAGGAAGGGTTAAAGCCTTCCAGCGTCAAGTCAATCATGAGATTTTGCCAGCCATCCGCCGTGATGGTGGCTATATGCTAGCTAAAGACGAGACACCAGAAGAAACCATGGCGCGCGCTTTTATCATCGCGCAAAGCACTATCGAGCGCCAAAAAGCGCGTATCAACCAGCAAAGCGCACAAATCGAGGAAATGACACCTAAAGCGCTGTTTGCCGATGCCGTGGCTGCATCTGATGGTACTTGTCTTGTAGGTGAGCTTGCAAAGATGCTCACGCAAGCAGGCTTTACAGTAGGGCAAAACAGGCTCTTTAAGCTTCTTCGCGCCGATGGCTACCTAGGCAAGCATGGCTGTAACCGCAACGTTCCCAAGCAACGTTACATCGAACAAGGCTTATTCCGCATCAAGGAAACCGCAGTTACACACGCTGATGGTCATGTGACGCTTTCACGTACTGCCAAGGTGACTGGCAAAGGGCAGCGTCACTTTCTAGCCAAGTACGCTCATGCGGAGGTTGGCCATGTATAAGGAGTTTGGCGAGCAGCTTGTGGCTGTGATGTTTTTTGCGCTGTTCTTTGCCCCAATATTTATGTGGGCGGTCGGTCTATGACGAATTGGAAAGAGTGCAACGAGGTGGCTTTTCGACACTCATATCCTGCACTTGCATGCACCGATGGTGCACATAAAAAGGCAGAGGTAGTCCCACCACACAAGATCAAGCCACACGCATTTTCTGATCCGATTGTATGTATTGGTGAATGGTGCTTGTACAAGTCGCCTTTCATGTCTGGCTTTTTTGCCAAGCACCAGCGTAGCGGCAGCTTTTACATCCATGAAAGCTATCAGGACAAAGCCATTGAAATCTTCAAAGCACGTATTAGGAGTGAGAAATGGATCAATCAGTAGATAAGGAGATACATGAGCCATCTCGTGTATCACACCCCATTCATTACGCAGGAGACGGAAAGGTGGAGTGCATGGATGCACTTCGCTCCATGATGGCACCCATCAAAGACAACCTGTCTGGTACGGTGGCTTACTGGTGGGGATGTGCCTTTAAGTACCTTTGGCGGTGGTATTTAAAAAACGGCCTTGAGGATCTTCTCAAGGCACGTCAATGCCTTGACTATCTGATTGAGGACTACACATCTAAGGCAGACCATGAAAGCCGAGGTTAAGCAGGGCACCGATGGTGTGTGGTATGTACGTCCATATTTAGGCGTGGACGCACATGGTAAGCAGATAAAGCCGTATCACAGCTTTCCTAACGCTTCTACGCGTGAGCAAGCACAGGCACTTGCCGATGTGTGGCTTAAACATCTTACGGCTGATGGAAAGGTCAAGAGCTCTCTGCTCGTAGATCTTTTACACGACTACATAGAGCTTAAAGAGCGCAATGGCGCAAGCCCAAATTCCGTGAGAAGCTATAAGCTTTTTACAGATAACTACGTCAGGCGGTTTTTGGGCACCGCCCAAGCTGCAAAGCTTACCGTGATGGATTTAAACCGCTTTGAGACAAGCTTGCGTAAGCCAAAAGCTGATGGTGGAGCTGGTCTTGCTCGAAATTCTGTGTTGGCCATACACCATTTCTTACGAGGGGCGTACAACTACTTTGTGGACGCTGGTATATGCGAGACTAATCCGCTGTTTTACGTGGCCAAACCATCACCAGAGCGCCATGAAGCTGTGTCTTTAAGTGAGTGGGATTTTCCTACTATTGCATCCGAGCTCGAAAAGCTCATGCAACCACAAGAACTTACAGAAGCCACAATACGGGAAGCTACCTATGCCACAGCTGCCTGGATAGCGCTGCATACCGGTATGCGCGTAGGGGAAGTGTGCGCGTTGCGCTTAAAAGACATACGCCGCACACAGCGATACATTCACGTTGGTGGCACGGTCATAGAGAAGACCCATGAGACGCCTTATCGACGAGACGTCACCAAAGGGCGCAAGCACAGAAACATTGCCGTCACACAAAGCGATATGCGCGTCTTGGATGGCTATATCAGCTTGCGTAATGGCTTTTTAGACGATGATATACGCCCAACACCACTACTTACCCTAGACGGTAGCTATATGCGCCCCACACAGGTTTCACGTGCGTTTAAGCGCATCTGTAAGCGTTTGCGCCTACCGTCTCGCTTTACCTTCCACGGCCTGCGACACACTCACGCCACGTGGTGTTTGGCTCATGGGGTGGATCTCAAGACGCTCTCAGAGCGCTTAGGACACGCCGATGAAGCTACCACCTTGCGCATTTACGCACATGTGATGCCTGGACGTGATACGGCAGCAGCAGCCGCTTTTGCACAAGCAGCAGACGACGCAAGACAAGAAGGAAGTGAATAAATGGAAACGCCGAAGCTACTTATCTATCTTACGTGTGCTGTTATACACACGTTTTGTTTCTTTGTGTGGGATGATAAAGTCCTCAAAGCAATATACGCCACCGCTGCCACGTTATTTTATTTCCAAGCGTTTTTATACGCTATACAAATCTTAATCAGCTAAGACACACATCACAATTTAATACACCAGTAAAAGACGGATATACCGTCTTTTTTATTGACAAGGAGAATAATGATCTACTCAACACCGCAGTTTCGCCAAACAGTAGCACATAGGTTTGCTGCTATTGGATCTAGCTTTGAGATACTACCAGAACAGCAGATGTATACGCCACTGGAGTTTCTGGCGCTCACCATCTTAGACGATGTAAACGGCGAGCCTATCGAGGTAATGGCTGCATTATCTGAGCTTATCGACCCTACGTGCAAACGGGTGGCGATGGACGCAGCAGGAAACCCGCCGTATTACACAGGAGGCTTAGCGTTGAACGACGTGATGGGCGGATGCAGCGAATGCGGGTATCCGTTCGGCGGCTCCTACCACAATCTCGGAAACCTGTTCAACGCACCAAATTACTGCCCCAACTGCGGTGCGAGGGTGGTGAACAGCGATGACGCAGACTAGCGAAGAGCGCAACGCTGTGGCGGCAAGGCTGAGGGATGGAGGGATTGCGCGGAATGTGAAAGAAGCATATACGCTCATCCTTTCGTGCGTCGGCATAAGGCCACAGCTACCAGCAGAGACTACCTACACAGACGCGATGGCACGCCTCGCAGACCTGATAGACCCGACGTGCAAGCCAGTTGTAGACGATGTCCACGGTATGGATGATGAGCTTGTTTGCTCAGAATGTGGTTGCTTTCTTGCAATTGTTGTTGACGGCAAACCATCTGAACCTTTGTATCGCTACTGCCCTGTCTGCGGCGCAAGGGTGGTGAGTGACGATGAATAGCGATGAGCGACGTGAGGTAGCGGAAAGATTGCGCAGACGCACCAGAGAAACCAACGGGACGCATGACTTCACCATGTACCTAAGCCATTGGGTTGGAGTTGTTGGGCCAACCGTGGGCGAAGGCAACCCGTTCACCGTAGCCGCCAACCGTAGGCTTGCCGAGAGGACGCTCGAGAAGCTCGCCGACCTGGTAGACCCTACGTGCAATGACTTCGGAGGCGAGGAGGGTACCAACGGCGAGGGCTACGACTTTGCCTGCTCCGCGTGCGGCTGGTGCGGTGATGTGTGCGAGCCTAATTATTGTCCAAACTGTGGCGCAAGGGTGGTACAGCAATGACTGGTGACAGCCTAATAGAGATAACTGAAGAAATGTATTCAAAGCTACGCGACGCATATTCTAGCTGGGACAACGAATACGGGAGACCATGGGATGAGCGCGGAGAAGAAATGACAAGTAACCGCAAAGAAATCATGACCATGAGAACAAGGCTTGACGTCATAAAAGAGCAGTTCGAGTGTGATATCCGTTGGCTTGAGATGTACCGAGAAGAAGCCTTAGGAATTTGCCAAGATGGAGGGACAACCAATGACTAAATGGATACCAGTAAGTGAGAGGTTGCCTTACGAATGGCAGATTGTACTTATTACAATCGCTACTGATGATGACCCATATACAGCCACGTGTCCAGCACTCTATGATTGTGATTTTGGTTGGCGTTTTACTAATAATTTACCAGTCGACGGAACTGTTGGCGCCTGGATGCCGCTACCAGAGCCTTATGAGGGGGAGTAATGAGCACCTTCACGAGTGGTTTAAGATCCAGTGCAAGTAATGAATGGACTACACCTAAGGACCTGTTTGACGAGCTAAACCGCGAGTTTAAATTCACAGTAGATGCAGCAAGTACACACGAAAACGCCCTCGTAGATAAGCATTGGACACTTGCAGAAGATGGTCTTGCTCAATGCTGGGATGGCGAGCGGGTGTGGTGTAATCCTCCCTACGGCAGGCAGATTGCCCAGTGGGTAAAGAAAGCTTCCGAAGCTGTAGGGGGGGTTGTCGTAATGCTCATACCAGCACGTACAGACACGTCATACTGGCATGATTATGTATTTCCCAATGCGTCAGATATCAGGTTTATACGCGGACGGCTGCATTTTAGCCAGAGCAAAACCGCTGCACCTTTTCCAAGTGCGATAGTAGTTTTTGAGAGATGGGCATAATGCAAGACCAGCTAAGCCTTTTTACAGCAGAGATGCCCGATCCTTTTCATTGCCCCTATGAGCGTCAAGTCATTGATTACGGTGGAGAAAAGACCTTTTGCGCCTTAAGAGACTTGTGGACTAATTGCCGCGAATGGGGAAGCTGCACAGCATCAGAAAAGCAGCTGCAATCTTTTCAGAAGTAAAAGAAGTATCTTACTGACAATTTTGTGACAATTCACATTTTTACGACCTTGAATTAATTTCATCAAACCACGAGGTCAATATTCATTTTTACGTTGTTTTTACAACTCACTTCCCAGATAAGAAGTAATTATCTTTTCAGCTTAAAAAAGAGGTATTACAAGCCATGAAAACACCAATGGTTTTATGGCGCTTGCTGTTTGCAAAAGCAGTAAAAAAACACTCTAAAAAATCAACTAACCATTTTCGTGAGACCACGAAAATGGCAAAGAAAGAAGGTAGTAATGTCAATTAATCGCGTACTGATTAGCGGTCACCTTACACGTGACATTGAGCTTAAAAGCACAGCGGGCGGCACACCAGTTGCAAGCTTTGGTGTGGCTGTCAATGATCGTAGGAAAAACCCTCAGTCTGGCGAATGGGAAGACTATCCCAACTTCGTTGACTGTGTGATGTTTGGAGCACGTGCAGAAGCCATTACGCGCTATTTGCACAAGGGAAGCAAGGTAGCTATTGAGGGCAAACTGCGCTTTAGCTCGTGGGAGTATGACGGTCAGCGCAGAAGCAAGCTTGAGGTTGTGGTCGATAACATCGAGTTTTTGAGCCAACAACAACAAGCTACACAGCCACCGCAGCCACAAGAACCTGCACAAGAGCTTGTAGACGATGATATCCCGTTTTAATCACTGTATGCGCCCTGTTACGGGCGCATCTCTTTTTCTTTGGAGTTGAAAAATGAATAACGAGAATTACTACGTTGTCCAGGGTTGGATGGTCAATGACCTTAAGCTTAAGGGCGTCGAGCTAAGTGTTTATGCAATTATTTACGGTTTTTGCCAAGGTGACAATATTTTTTCTGGCACAAACAAATATCTGGCTTCTGCGACATCTGCTACTGATAGGTCTGTTACAGCAGCTATATCAAGCTTGCAACGCAAGGGTTTGATTGACGTAAAACTTGAGCCACTGGATGATTACACAAGCCAAACACGAAGGTTGATAAAACTTCCATGGGGTGGAAATAATTTCCAGACGGGTGGAAATAATTTCCCAAAAACTAAGGAAAAAACTTCTACCCCCCACGAAAAAACTTCTAACAATAATATAGATAATAATATAGATAATAATATAGATAATAAGAGAGCGCGTTTTATTAAACCGACGATTCAAGAAATCAAGGACTACGCAGTCTCTCAAAATCTCTCTATCGATGCTGAACAGATTTACGACTACTACGAAGCTAACGGCTGGCGCGTAGGCTCGCACAAGATGCGCGACTGGAAAGCAGCTGTACGCAATTGGGCGCGGCGTAGCTTTGGCGCAAAACCTCAGATAACAGAAAGCTTTAGCGAATACAACATAACACCAGATGAGGTGTTCTAATGTCTACGACACTGCATGATCTTTTTGAGCGCCACGGCAACGCTATGCCACAAGGCGGTTTTTCTGCAGATGAAGTGCAGGAAATCAACGTGATGACGGCAGCAGAGTTCCAAGCAGAGCTTACCGCACAAGAAGATGCCCGCAGGAAATCGAACAATGAAGCTGCAGGAGACGCACAACAACGTGCCCGTAAGCTTTTCTTGGACAAGTGCCACCGCGCAGGGATGCCCAAAGCATTTGACGGATGTGCAATTGACTCCAAACGCGCACAAGAAATTGTTAATACCTCACGTGGCTTTTGGATTTACGGCAATGTGGGAGCAGGAAAAACACATCTTGCTTGTTCCATTCTCAAAGGATGGCTTTATTCCACAAGCAGCTCTGCAGTCTTTGTACAAACGACTGCCATGCTGGCACGTCTTCGTGATGCTATGGGTGCAAGTAATGAGACACAAGCTACCGCCGTCTATGCTAAAACGCCACTACTTGTCCTGGATGACCTTGGCAAAGAAGCACCGACGCCTTGGGCGCTCGCCAAGCTGTTTGAGATTATCGATGCGAGATATGGTGCACGTCTACCAACCATTATCACAGGCCAACACACACCCAATGAGCTGGCAAAACGCCTGTCGAGAAATGGCGATGTCGAAATGGCACGAGCTATCGTATCTCGGCTTTTGGGTACCTGCGCCGTAATGCAAGCAGGAGGGACCGACAAAAGACAATCAAGGAAAAGCCTATGAGTACGAAAGCTTGGACTACCAAAGAAATTCAGGTTTTGCAGCGTGGCTTTGAGATGGGTTTTGGTTCGACTCACAAGGTTTGGAAAAGGCTACTTCCTGGGCGTAGTACATCGGCTATTGCTTACCAAGCAAAAAAATATGGACTTAGCACACGTAGCTACAAGCACTGGATACCTGAAGAAGATGAACTTATTGGCGCGGTTATGGACACACTAGCCAGAGAGCTACGTACCACACCACGCAAGCTCATGGGACATATCGCAACACTTCACCAGTCGAAAAGCAGAAGGAAGGATTAAAGACATGCAGACGATACGCATTAAAAGCATCACAGGTGCTGTGCCGCGCTACGCACACCCTGGAGATGCAGGCTTTGATTTAAGTGCGGCATCTACGGTTGCCGTGCCTGCTCATGGTCATGTCACTGTGGGCACTGGGATTGCAGCTGAGATACCACAAGGCTTTGTTGGCCTGGTATTTCCACGTAGTGGCTTGGGGTGCAAGCATGGTATTGCTCTTCGTAATTGCGTGGGTGTGATTGACAGCGGGTACCGTGGTGAGATTAAAGTTACTCTCACTAATGACACCGACGAGCCATTTGAGGTTTATGCTGGTGACCGCATCTGCCAAATGGTTATTGTGCCCCATGAGCAGTGCAGTTTTGTCGTAGTAGACGAGCTTGAAGATACCGAGCGAGGGCATAAAGGCTACGGCTCTACAGGCATTCAGGGGGACGCTCGATGAATGCAGCTGAGTGGTGGGACAATGTGCGCTCATGTGCTAAAGAGCTGCAGACCGCACGTGCCGAGCTGTATGTGCTAGAAAAATATGGCAAGGCTTCTAGTGGTGGTAGTGGATGTAAAGGCGGTGTTGGTGACCCAACCTGTTCTCAAGCTTTAGAGATTCATCATGCACGTCTTAAGCTTGAAGCTGCAGCAGGATATTGCTCTGCTGTGCTTAATGATGCACATACCGCCCTTGACCGTTTGTCACATATGACAGAGCCACGTACCGCCTGCGTAATGAGGTTGTACTACATCGATGGCATAGAAAGCAGGCAGATTGCAGAGCGGCTATGCCTAACAAGACGCCGCGTTAACCAGATAAAGGCTGATGCTTTGCAGCTCTGTGATGATGTGGGAATGGTGCATATGATAAGAGGATGGAGTTATGAAAGTTAAATGAAGGCTTGCATTTCCCACCTTTTACGCTAAATTGATAGTGTGTTGATTTGTGAGGTAAGGCGCAGGGCATAAATGCTCCGCGCCTTTTTTGTTTAGCAAGCACATACCTGTTCGGATAATTATGATTATTTTGCCGCAAAAGCCAGTGTATAACCATGCACTGGCTCAGTGGATATTGGACCGCCGCTCGCAAAAGAAAAGCGATCATGATTTTTATTGCTTGTCTGCATGGATTAAATTGCGCGCTCATGTGTTACGTGAGTTTCACGGGGAGAGCCAATATGAACTTGAGCAGTCACCATCACTGTTTGTTCCGGCAAACGTGGTTCATCACGTGATGTATGTGGAAGATTATCCAGGCTGGGCATTATCGGAGTTTGCCGTCAAAGATGGTGAGGTTATACGCAATTTAGTTCCGCTCAGTCACAGCGCCCATGATATTGCGCATGGTCGCTTTGGTAAGTCGCAGCGCACGCGCAAACCACCACTGACGGTTGAAAGATGGTAAAAATCATATGCCGTTTAAAGCAGCTGTAACGGCGTTTAAGACAGTTTCAAACTCAAAATGATTATGGATGTGATGTAGTGCGTTATCGTGTCACACACGGCACCACAAAAGCCTATACCCCCACATACATAACCCCCTTTTTTACAAAAAATGCTAAGACCGGCGTCCATACTTAGGATTTCGACTCAATCACATAAAAATATTTTTTCTTTCTCACTTCTGGGGAGCTGATGGCTATGTCTTCTAAGCGTGTTAAATGGACTGATGAAGATAAAAAACAAGTCGCTGAGCTGCTAGAAGCTGGTAGCGATGCTACTGAAGTTGCTGCGGTACTTAGCTGTGCCGAAAAAGCCTTGGATACACTTTGCAAGGATGCTTTCGGTCTTTGCTTTGACGACACTCAAGAACGCTTCGCAGCAAAAGGTCGTGCAAAACTTCGCCGCTCACTTTTTCAGGCCGCCAACGCAGGCAATGCGAAAGCACTTGATTTAATGTCACGCGCACAGCTTGGGATGGACCCTGTGAAGTCGCGCAGGCGCGCCGCTAAAGCAGAAGTAGCTGCGGTAGCAGAATCATTGGATCTGTAATGTGGTTGTCAAAAGCAAGAGGGCCAGATACCAAACACACAAGCGCATTGCAGCTCCAGAGATTACTGAATGGCTGCGCATGGTGGAAACTGGCAAAATCGTTGCCTGTGAGGATATGCATCTGTTGTGTGCATATGTGCGCCATGTATTTGCCACCGAAAAGCTATGGGTTGATAAAGATCGCTTAGCTCGCTACATGAGCTATCAGAAGTATTTTCCTTTCAGGCTCGCCCCTGAAGAGAAATTCATGATTGCGTTGTGGCTTTGCACCTTTAGAGAAGGCTTTTTCCCGCGCTGGACTGATTTGTTTATCTATATCGGTCGTGGCTGGGGAAAAACTGGCTTTGGTGGATTTGCAACGTTTTGCATGCTTTCGCCTGCTAATGGAATAAAAGACTACGATGTCGATGTTTGTGCTACGGTCGAAGAGCAGTCACGCATTGGCTACGACGACCTGTGGCGTATCTTTGAGGGCAAGAGCGATTTATTTTCCCAAGGTTTCGATTGGAACAAAATCGAGCTGCGCAGCCTTGAAACTGGTAGCCGCTTCAAATATTGGAGCGGCAATAGCAGTGGCAAAGACGGCATGCGCTCCGGATGCGTGTGGTTTGATGAAGAGCACGCCTACGAAGATGCAGCATCAATGGAAGTCTTTACGGGCGGACTTGGTAAGAAAGACCACCCTCGAAGGCTAAAGACCACTACCGACGGTGATGTGCGCGATGGACCATTAGACGAGGATAAAGTACTTGCGCGTGCTATCTTGCGCGGCGAAGAGCAAGATGGCGGTATGCTGCCCTTCATGTGTCACCTTGACTCTCTTGACGAGATTCACGATGAGGCTATGTGGCCTAAAGCCAATCCTCGGCTTACGCGCTCAGAGACGCTACTGTTTGAGTATCGCAATGAATATCGTACGTGGAATCGCAATCCGCAACGACATCCAGCAACGCCTACTAAGCGTTTCAATATTCCACAAGGCAGAAGCGATATTGCAGTCACTTCTTGGGAAAACCTTATGGCTGCGTCACGCAGCTATGATCTTGCGTCTTTACGCAAAATGCCTTGCGTTATTGGCATTGACTATGCAAAGACAACCGACATGGTAGGCGCAATTGCGCTAAGAGGATCTGCCGGCACTATTTCTGATGTGTTGAAAAGCTCCGCAGTCTATTATTTTTCGGTTGGTGGCGGTGAGGATGGCTGGGGTTCTCTTATGCGCCAGCTTGATGTGCAGTATGAACAGCTGGCAGACGCGGTTATAGCGGCCATGCATGACCACGCAACGCCGAAATGGATTTATACCTTAGCTCAGCCAGTCAACGGCACACCAGAGCAGGAAGATGAGCATAAACAACGGCTCAAGACCAATCTCAAATCCTTCATCTCTTCTTCTCGCCCGGCCGTTATGCCACTTTTTAGCGGGCAGAAGATGGAGCGAGTGTCGGAAGGTGCCAACGCCCATCCTGTTATGCCTGATGCTGTGGCAGCTATTCGCAAAGATATGTTTGAAACGGCTGCGGTATGTATGCGTATACCTACCAGTCTGATGTACGGGAACACTAATAATTTTGCCGAATTGGTAAGCTCACTTCTTACATTTGCTGTAGATCCAGTAGCGCGTGCACTGGAAACTGAGCTTACTCGTAAGACATACAACCAGTCTCAATGGGCAGCAGGTGCGCGCGTCCATGTAGATACAACGCACATACGCCATGTAGATTTATTTGAGGTTGCCGACAAGATCGAAAAGCTTGTTGGTAGCTCTATCGATAATCCCAATGAAATTCGTGGATTTACTGGCCAAGACCGCATCAATAAGCCTTGGGCAGATGAATACCAGAGAACAAAAAATCACGAGGATGCGGGCGGAGGTGAAACAAAATGAATAAAGCGCAACTAGCAGGTGTTATGCAGCTTTTAGTTTCACAGGAAGATCCAAGCACAGCTCATATGACCATCTATGGTGATATTCGTCGGGGCACTGACTGGGCGATGCTTGATACTGGTAAACCAACCAAGACCGATGCTACTGATATTGCTCAAGCACTTGCGGCTCTTCCAGTATCTACAAAAGCCATTGAGGTGCATATAAACTCTTATGGCGGTGAAGTTGCAGAAGGTATTGCCATTTATAATGCCTTGCGTAACTGCGGCAAGCAAGTCACAACGGTTTGTGATGGCTTTGCGTGCTCTATTGCCAGTGTTATTTTCATGGCCGGATCTGTTCGCATTATGCGTCCTGCATCGCTTTTGATGCTGCACAACCCCTCTATGGCCAGTTACGGCACTTCTGATGATTTGCGCAAGCAAGCAGATGATTTGGATGTTATCTGTGAGCTTTCCAAGACTGCATATCTGTCTGATTCCTCTATGGATGCAGATGAATTGTCGCAGGTTATGGATGCTGAGACATGGGTAAGTCCTGAGCAAGCTTTGGCTTGGAGGTTGGCAACTGAAGTATCAGAAGATGCAGATGATGGCAGTCCTACGCAAGATGCACGCACATCTGTGATGAAAGCCTTGCTCAAGAGCAACTCTGTGCACAAAATGGCTCTGGAGCCAGTGACCATCTCATTGACTCAGCTTGACGAGCTGTTGCAGACAAATGGTTTACAAGCAATGTTTGTTCAAACACCAGCTCAGCAGCAAGAACCAGAACCAGAACCAGAACCAGAACCAGAACCAGAACCAGAACCAGAACCAGAACCACATGCTGTCTCTCAGCCAGAGACGCTACAACAGCGTCTTGTCCGCATTCTCAATTAAAGGAGATAAATATGCCTATCAATCTTAACGGCACGTCCAAAAAGCTTGTCGAGCAGTTTTCAGCGGCTTTGAAGTCAGAAGATAAAAATGACTTTGAACGAGCGTTTGATGCCTTACGTGCTGGTATTTTGGAAGATGTAACCGAGCAGTACAATCAAGCGGTTGCATCAAATGATGCTGCTGTTTTGGCCCAGCGCGGTTTTCGTCAGCTTACTAGTGATGAGACAAAGTATTACCAGCGCATCATTGATGCGCTTTCTAGCTCTAATCCTCGTCAAGAGCTTGCCAATTTCTCGGCAGTTCCTGACAAGATGATGCCTTCGACTATTTTTGACGAGATTATTAAAGATATTCAGGCAAAGCATCCTTTGCTTGCTCGCCTGAACATGGTCAATGTTGGCTTTATCACTGAATGGCTGCGTAACAAGCACACCAAACAATTGGCTGCTTGGGGAAATGTTGGCGAAGCCATTACTAAAGAAATTACCTCAGCATTTGAAGTTATCGATGTTAAGCAGGGTAAGCTTTCTGCTTTTGCTTTGGTATCCATTGATATGCTCAAGCTTGGCCCTGTGTGGATGGACGGTTACGTCCGCACCGTACTTGGTGAAGCTATTGCCTGCGGCCTTGAAGCTGGCGTTGTTGCTGGTAAGGGCGCAAAAGGCGAGCCTGTAGGTCTTAATCGTGATATTCATGAAGGTGTTTCTTATAGCACCTCTACTGGATATCCCGAGAAGAGCAAGACTAAGGTGACTGAATTTACACCAGCTACCTATGGTGGTCTTGTCGCGCAGCTCGCAAAAGATGAGAAGGGTAAGGATAAATCAATTGATTTTCGCAGTGGTGGCGTAGCGTTGGTTTGCACTACTACTGACTATCTCACTAAGGTAATGCCTGCTACTACCGTACAACTTCCCACTACTGGTCAATATGTCCATGACCTGTTCCCTGTACCCACTGAGGTATTTACTACCACTGAACTTACTGATGGTACCGCCATCTTGTTCTTGCCAGATGAATACGATGTGTTCGTAGGTGGCAACCGTGGTATTGAATACAGCGATGAAGCGAAGTTTATCGAGGATCAGCGCGCGTTCAAGTCTGTTATGTATGCTTATGGGCGTGCTTTTGATAACACTTCGGCCATTGTTCTTGATATCTCTAAGCTCGACCCCGCCTATCTCAATGTTACGGTGAAGGGTACTGTCAACACTAAGACGTCTGCTTAAGCAAATGGAGGTAGTGCATGGCCGGTATAAAACCTGAGGTCATGGCCGCCATCAGACGAAAGCTGAATATCACATGGGATGCAGCTGAGACAGACGAACGTCTAAAAGATGTAGTGGATTCAGTTTCTCCTGTGCTCGCTAAGCGATTGGGGTATGCAAATAGCCACGCTTTTTCATCCAACGATGGGGAAGCGTGGCCTTTATTTTTAAACGCGTGCCTTTACGAGTTTAGTGATGCACTTGATGACTTCTGGAAAAACTACGCCGAAGATATTCGTGCATGTCGCAGTCTTGTCACTTTGCCTAAGAAAGGCTCAAACGATGGCGCTCAAGACTAAGCGTGAGGTATTTGCACCTATTGATGGTGTGCTTGCGCTATGTGAACCTACGGCTGCGCGCTGTGCGCGTGGTGTCAACTGGACTAGCGCAGCTGGTCTGCGCACGCTGTGTCTACTACCATATCGAAAGTCTCAGGTGCGCTCTGTCGATATTGATGCTTTAGGCAGCGATGCACCCTCTTTGTCGCTTAAAGTGTGTGTCCGTCGTCCCCCAGATCTGTCTGTCGCCAATACAGCAGTCATTGCTGGAAAAGCGTATGACATCACCAAGACCGATGAAGATGGCAGGCTTGCGTGGCTCTATCTTACTCGTTTTGAGAGTGTCGGTACCTGCGAGCTTGTTGCAACATCGGCTGAATATGACGATTTGGGCATCGCGCATGCCACAGAAAAGCGTACGTCTGTGTATGTACGTTCGGTTGAGTGGTCCGGTAATAGTACCGATGCTGGGCAATTAGCAAGCTTGCATATATCTATTCGTGCTGATGATTGGGCAGGCGAGAGGGCAGTTGTGATGCGAGGTAAGCGTCACAGTGTTACTCGTGTAACTGGCGATGGTGAGTGGACCACTCTTGAATGTGCGGAAGGAATTGGGGATGTCGGACAGTAGAGTATCTATCAGCATTGATGGCTTTGCTGATGTGCTTATGCAAGAAGTTGAACATACAGCACAACAAAATATAGATGCTCTGCGCAAAAACGTGCGTAGGGCAGCGCGTGCGACTGCCGATGAGTTGCGCAATGGCGCGCTCACACCTGCTATGACAGGCAAGTATGCTGCTGGTTGGTCAGCCACAACCGAAGAGGTTGACGGACATATCAAAGTTGTTGTGCATAACAAGAAAAAGCCAGGACTTACACACTTGCTTGAAAAAGGCCATGAGAAATTTATTCATGGACGCGATACGGGAACACGCGTTCGTGCATACCCACACATTGAGCCTGCATATGCAGTTGGTGCTGAAAAACTAAGGAGTGACTAGCATGCCTGGCTATCGTGAGCTGTGTCGCGCGATTAAATCGTGTGGTATTAGGTATGCACGTATTGCATGGGATACGGCAGATGGTTCTTCTCCTCCGCCTTTGCCGTATGCCCTGCTGGTGCCAAATGCTACTTCTGACCGTATGGCGGCCAACAGTAATGTCTTTGCCGCTACGCACTATACGGTTGAGCTTTATGAGCGTGGTAGCGATATGCAGCTTGAATCAAAGCTAGAAAAAGCATTGTCTGGTGCTGGCTTTACTTATGTAAGAAGGTGCGTCCCGCTAGGCGGTGGCGTAGTTGAGATGACCTACACCTTAACTGTTGTCGGTCGATAAAAGAGATGGGATATATACATGTCAGTAACTGAAAATAAGGTACGCATTGGTCTTGCTCGCGCGTTTTGGGCACTTAAGACACAAGATGGCAAATACGAAGCTCCCCATGAGTTTGAGTGGCCAGAGGAAGCCACAATCTCTAATGGTGGCTCCAACGACCAGACGATTTATGCTGGTGATGCACCACGCTATAAGCGCGGTGGCGTTGGTTCGAAAGAAATTCAAGTGCAAATGACTAAGTTTAGCCGTGACTTCCTCAAGGCTTGTTGTGGTCAGATGGCCGAATCCGAGACCACTGGTGGTATTTCCGAAGTAAGCAATGGCGGTGCCAAGGAGTTTGCGTTTGGTGTTGAAACCACAGGTGATCAAGGATCTATTCGTACGTGGTACTACGGATGTACAGCTACTACTCCTGTACATTCTGCTAAGACAAATACCGATTCTATTAATGAGGATGCTGAGACCTCTACCTTTACTGCTGTTAGTACCAAATGTGGTGATGGCAAGTCGCGCGTAAGTACAACCTTTGAGCCTGGCGATGCTGGATACGATGCTGCATTTACTAAGGTACCTTTCCAAGCTGATTAAGTAACTGGCTTTCATGGCGCACATCATTTTGCGGTGTGCGCCTAATAAGCTCGTTATTGTACCTGTTCTTTGACAGCCAAAAACAAGGAGATATTTATGGGAAAACGCACACTTCGCCCCGCTATTGATCCGCTGTACGTATCATCTGTGGAAGTTGCGGGACAATCACTAGACATTGCTGCTACTAATAAGGCTGTTGCCTTGTATGAGGAGACATTTTTAGACACGATGACTAAGCCATATACGGGCAAGCTCATTAAAGATATTTTGCTCGAGCGCGATACATTGTTACAACAAGACGAGCAGTATCCCTCTTGGGATGATATGCCTTGCCTTTTGCGCGCTATCTGGGCCATGGCAACAGCTGCTGGCTCTACAAGCAAGTCATGGTCTGTATTCAAAAGCCAAATGGAAGATGCACCAGCTAATATGTACGAACCGGCATATGCGTGCAATACGATTTTTGGTGAGTTTGGTGAGCGCACCTTTTTTCGGCTCCCCAAGTCTATCAAAGATTCTCTTAAATCCGACGCAGGACAAAAATCAGACTAGCAGCAGTAGCGTTCCCACTAATGAAGAAGTTGCATGGCCGACGCGCGCCAAAGTGCTGACGTTGGTTGCAGCTGGTTTTTCGTATGAAGAAGCCATCGGCTTAAGTCCAATAGATACACAGATTTATCTATCAATTAGAAATGCGTGGTCAATTCCTGCAGACCGCCGTATTACAGGCGGCGTTGTGATGGCTTCACGTGAACAAGTTCTACAAGCATTGAGGGGGTAGCAGCGTGGCAAGCGAGTATAAGGGTCTGTATGTCTCGTTTGAAGGTGACTCTACCAAGCTCACAGCGGCACTTTCACAGATTAATTCTGCTTCTCGCAAAGCACAAAGTGAGCTGCGCAATGTCCAAAATGCACTGAAGTTTGACCCACGTAACGTAGGTTTGCTCAGCTCTGCTATGCAAGCTGCACGCTCTAAAGTAGAAGCAACTACACAACGTGTAAAAACACTGCGTCAGGCACAAGATGAGCTTGCTAAGTCTGGTGATACGACAAGTGCAGCCTATCAAAAACTTGGTGTGGAGCTTGCGAAGGCCGAAGCGTACCTTAAGCGTGACCAAGCAGCTCTAGTAGCAGCTACCACAGCCACCACTGGACTTGGTAGGGCAGCTGCTGTATTTGATAATGTAGCTGCTAAAGCAGCTGCCATGTCAACCACACTACAAGGTGTTGGCTCAAAGCTTACTATGGGTGTAACGGTGCCCTTAGTTGCATTTGCCACTGCATCTATTAAGAGCGCGAAAACCATTGATACCGCGCTGACTGGTGTGCGTAAAACGGTGGATATGACCGAAGAAGGCTATCAAAAGCTTAAAGATGGTGCATTGGAGCTATCTAAGACACAGCCAGTAAGTGCTGATTCCATCTTGAATATGGAAGCGCTAGGCGCACAGCTTGGTTGGTCGAATGACAGGCTGCAGGCATTTGCTATGACGGTAGAAGGTCTAGATATTGCAACCGATATGGACGCGTCAACGGCGGCCACCAATCTTGCCCAATTTGCAAATATCACTCGTATGGCACAGAAAGATGCTGATAGATATGCCTCTGCCATTGTCGGTCTAGGAAATCACATGGCCACTACTGAAAGCAAGATCTCAGATATGGCTATGGGCATGGCATCTGCTGGCACACAAGCTGGCATGTCTCAGGCCGATATTTTAGGTGTAGCTGCCGCGGCCGCATCTTTAGGCATTGAGTCACAAACTGGTGGCTCTGCCTTCTCTAAAACGCTCAACGAGATTTCTCTGGCCGTCTCTCAAAACAGCGGCACTTTGCAGCAGTGGGCATCTTTGGCCCACATGTCGGTTGACGAGTTTAAAAATGCCTGGTCAACTGATGTCACAGGCACGTTCGAGCGTGTCATACAAGGTATGTCTGATGTATCGAAAAATGGCGGGGACCTCAATAAAACTCTTGCTGACCTTGGCATTACTGAGCTTCGCCAAAGTGACTTCATGCGTCGTTTGGCTGGCAATAGTGACTTGCTTACGCAAGCCATTGACCTTTCCAATAAGTCTTGGAAAGAAAACAGCGCACTTCAAGCTGAGGTGGACAACCGCAATAAATCAATTGCAGCTAAGCTTGAAACAATTAAAAACAAGCTGGTTGCCATTGCAACTGAGGTAGGCGGTCCTTTAGCTGACGCTGCTCTATCTGCTTTAGATGCAGCACAACCGCTTATCTCAGGTATCGAAAACGCAGCTAAAGCCTTTAGCTCTATGAGCAAAGAAGAGCAAAGTGCGATTATCAACACGCTTGCTCTTACTGCGGCAGCAGGTCCGGCATTAAGTATTGCAGGGCAAGTGGTGGGTGTGGCCGGCAATGTCGCCGGTGTTATCTCTAAGGGTGCCAATGTATTGGGCACCTTTGGCGCAGCTTTAAGCGCTACAGATTCTGCCACACAGCTGGCTATGGCATCTACGGGCGGCCTTGCGGGCAAGCTTGGCACGGTGCTCAATCCTGCGGTATCTGCAGCAGGTGGCATTGGTAAGGTAGCAGAAGCAGCTGGTGTAGCTGCTCCTGCACTCGGCGGTCTTGCTACTGGTGGCGTTATGGTTGTGGTAGCTGCACTGGCTATTTTAGGCAAGGGTATCTATGATGATGTAAAGCGCCAGCAAGAATTTAATGACGCGATGACACAGATGGCAAACTCCGCTGATGGTATATCTGCTGCTCTTGCTCCTGGTGCGCGCGCTGCAAGTGATTATGCTGCACAAGCACACGACGCTGCGATGAGTACCGATGAGCTAAGAGAAGCTATCAAGCAGCATAACCAAGCAATTGCTGGTATTAAAGAGAGTGCCGCCACGCCAATTAAGATGCTGGGTGAATACAAATCAGTTATTGATAGCATGGGTGGGCAAGGTGTTGCCACTGCTGAGGATACCGCCAAACTTGAATGGGCGGTACGAGGTTTAAATGACGCTTTAGGAACGAGTTTTAGTACAGCTGAGGTATTAACCGGTGAGTATAAAGACCAGCAAGGAGAGATTAGAAATACCGTTGCTGCCATAGATGAACTCATTGCTAAAAAGCAAGAAGAAGCACGTATTAACGCTGCGCAAGACTTATATAGTGAAGCTCTTAAGAATGAGATGAAGCTTAAGAAGAATCAGTCTGACGCGCAAAAGACCTATAACGAACAATACGCACTGATGCTTAAGTATTACAAAGAGCACAAAGACGTGCGTGAACATTGGAAAACTGCCGAAGAATATGCAAAAGCCACTCTTGCATCAAATGGCTATGGAGATAGCCTAAATAAAGCTAATGAAGCTTTGAAATCAGCACAGAAAGAAACACAGGCTTACGCTGATGAAATGACGGCAGCTCAAGTGGCTGCTACTGAAGCTGGTAAAGCTATGCTTGACTTTGTCAACAACAACCAACAGTTTGCAGCTGCTTTAATCGATACGGGCTTTTCTCTTGAGCAATTGGCTGGCGCTGCAGTATCTGCTGGGGTATCTGTAGATCAACTGCAGGCCATGGGAGAGCAAAACTTTGCAGCGTTGGCTAAAAGCGCTGGCGGTAACACCGACGTGCTTATCCAGCGTCTCAAACAGCTTAACCAGATTGGTCTTGACCCTAAGACATTTACGGTAAGCGATGACGGCACAATTGCAGATGCCCAAGGCAATATCTGGGACCTAGACGCTCAAACTATCAATGGAAAGCACTTTGATGTAAACGATGACGGGACCATCTCGGTAGCAGAAGCTGGTATTGACCATGTAGATGCTAAGTCTATCTCTAACAAGAGTTTTACCATTACTGCTCTTGATAATGCGAGCAGCACTATTAGCAGCATTTCTGCCAAGCTCAACCGTATCGGCAGTCGCATCGTTGATGTGGTACGCAGCGTTCCACACGCACAAGGCGGCATTCGTCTACATGCCCAAGGTGGTATTTATACTGCACCTACCTATATCACGCCTTATGACGTTATTGGTGAAGCCGGAGCTGAGTATTACGATGGCCGCAATATTGTTCCTCTTACTAACACGCGCTATTCACAGCCATTTGTAGATCTTATTGCCAGCGGCGTTGTTTCTCAGCTTGGCTATGTTGGCTATACCGGTCCATCTGCACAAGAGATTGCATCAGCTTTGGCACAACAGCTTAGTGGTATGCAAGTAACACTTGACGGCAACCAGACTATTGGCGCTTTAGCAACTGCTATTGATCGCAGGGGAGGTATGAACGTTGGCTATGGCTATTAAAGATGGCACTTATGTTATTCATAGTGCAGCCGACGCATCGTATGTTATAGATGTAACTGGTGCATTGGATCAAAGCAGCACCAATGTAAGTCTGTTTAAAGCTAATTATGGTGACGCGCAGCTTGTACGTGTCACCAACTACGATACCTTTGTTGTCTTGAGCTTTGTAGCTACAGGTAAAGCATTGGATGTGCACAATGCCAATATGGCAGCTGGTACTAATGTCTGGCAATATGATTGGAACAATACATCAGCTCAGAAGTGGGTTATTGAGTCGGTTGGTGATAAATATGTAATTCGTCCTTTAGCTGATGCTTCCTTATGCTTAGCTGCAACATCTCTTAGCGGAAATATTCAACTTGCCACGCACGTTTTTGGTACTGCCTTACAGATGTGGACGTTTGAAGCAAAAGACCCGGCTCCTGATGGTACCTATGAGCTTCGCTTGAAGACTAACCCGGATTATGCTGTAGATTTAAATTCATCGTCATTAAGCGATGGCGCGTTTGTAGAGACATATCCCCGCCATGGTGGCAACAACCAAGTTTTGTGGCTTACGAATATGGGTAACGGTCGTTGTAAGCTTATGTTTGCCCACTCTATGAAGTATGTTGCGGTTGATAACGCTGGCAATCCTGTAAACGGTGCGCGCGTTTTGCAATATGGATCAATTGGTCATGAAGGTGGGCGTGATAATCAATGGATTTTTGTCCCACAAGGCACTGCTCAAATTAATGGCGTGACGGTGCCAACCTATCAAGTACGCAATTATGCTACTGATATGGGCGGTACACTATGCATGGATGTGCAAGGCAACAATCCCGTTGCTGGCGGGGTTATCCAGATGTACCCCATGAACAATACGGATGCACAGTTGTTTGCCTTGATGCCTTCTGAGATGTATGTGCAAGAACTGCCAACACCTGCCAGTGTTGGTCTGTATGTCCATGGCGAAAAAGTGACTGAGGGTACTATATTGGCCGCCGACACATACCCGTGCTTTGTGTGTCCCGGCAAGCTTTTTAACGGCCGTTATAGGTATCGTGTGCGCCACGCTGGGCAGTCATTTGGCAGCTTTGGCCCTTGGAAAAGCGTATCAGACGCAAGCTCTTCCTATGACGGATTTGGGGCAGCGGGCCATGCCAACATGGTATTTAGTAGCTCTGATACTGATAAGAAAGCGACAGTAAAGCTACAGCTACCAGAGATATCAGCATCAGATATTGATAGCGTAGAAATACAGCTTGAAGTGCGCAGTTTTGCCGATGCCTACAACGGGCACAAGGGTTTATATGCCCATGGTGCCTCTGCAAGCTCACAGACTATTCGCCTATCTGCAAAGCCTAATTTACAGCTCAAGCCATGTGTTATATCAAAAGATGGCATTACCGTTGCTTACACCAGCGACTGGGGCCATGGTGGCTGCACCGTAGCTGTACGCTCACTTGTCTGTGACGGCAAAGAACTCTTGCTACATGCTATTACCAATACGGGTGTAGATGGTAAAAGCGGCACAATTCTTGTTCCATGGTCTGAAATCGATTATGCACCTCGCCAAGGTGCTAGTATAACTGCCGACGTTGAGCTTGTGACTGATGGTCTCAGCACAGATACTGTCGCAACGGCAGTTACTACTACTATTGGTACGCGTAAAGATCCGGTATGCACAACCTCTGAAAGCGATCATGTAACGGTTTTGGTTAACGTCAAAACTTCTGCAGCATCTGACAAGCTCTCTGCTTGGACGCGTGGTGATTTTGCATCAGCGCAGATGACGCCAGTATCACAGACAGCCAATACACAAGTGCTTGACGCATACGGGCCTCTTAATAAAGATGGGCGTGCGCTCATTGTTATTAGTCGCGCAGATGGTACGTGGGGTGTGACCGAGATTGTTTTGCCTGCCATTACAGACCACTCGTATGTGTGGGACTGGGACGGTGGCCACGCTATTCTTGATCTTGGTCTTTCTGCTCCTGCTGAGATGGGGGATAGCACTACCCGTGACTATGCAGAGTATGCTACGACAGGTCGTGAGTATCGAAGCTATCGTTTTGTAGGTGGCCGTCAACGTGATGTATCAGTAACAGGTGCATATGTTGAGGATGTACCGGTTAGTGGATCTATTGCGCAGCTTGACGCCTTACTGGAAGCTGGCCATGCGACATTTCGTAATTGGCGAGGAGAAGTATTGCCAGTTGCTGTAGTGGCTGTGGAGCATCCTGCGCAATGGCGCTCTTATGGAGCTGTGCGCGTGCGACAGTATCAGGAGAGTCGATAATGGCACAAACGATACCCGAGCTGTGGTGTAGTCCCTCCACCACTATTACCCTGCGTGCCTGGGAGGTTGACCCACACAATCTTGACTACGTGCGTCGTGAAATAGATGGCCTACAGCCATCTAAGACACGCCTCACATATGGATATCGCAGTGACACACGTACAAGTGCAGAGATTACTATTGCGTCTGAGCTGATGGAGGGCTCCTGGGTACGCTTGACTTTGGACGTGGGCACCCTGCCACGTGAAGAGTTGGGTACTTTTGTTGTCTCTCATAAGACGATTGATCATTACACAGGCCTTACAACTCTGACGCTACATTCGGCTATCTGGGCAATCTCAGAAGATAGGTTTTGGAACATTTGGACGGTGGGGCAAGGAACCACTGTATCTAAGGCTATTAAAACCGCATGTGAGCAATGTGGACGCGCGTATGTGTTACTATCCGGTTTTCGAGATGCTGCGTACGGACAAACGATAGCGTATAGTCCATCAGAAGCGTCTTTTGCCAAGTTCTTGTTTGATGCAGCTAAAACCGCTCATGCTCGTCTGGACGTGGACGGCCATGGCAGGCTCACTTTTGATAGCTATATAGCTCCAGCTCAAAGAGCAGCAAACTGGATTGTCGATGAGCGTGACGAGCACTCTGTGGTGCTTTTAGCGAATCGTAAAAGCGAGGATGCCACAGGCGAAGCATTCAACCGCAGTGTAGTCACCCATACAAAACGTGATGGCAACAATCAGCAGACTATTATTGGTGCGTATGATACAGCTGCTAACCATGCATCATCGAGTGCAAAACGTGGCTATACCAGAGCAAAAGTACACGAAGTATCTGATATGGCACCAGAAACCGTAGAGCGAGCCTATCAGCTGGCAAAACAATACTCGACACAGGACAGTGATTTGGGCCTTGAGCGCCAAGCAACGGTTATGTGGTGCCCCATTGCTGCCGGTGATGTGATTGAGTGGATTTATAAGGATGGCGCACGCGAAAAACGACTTGTGCGCACAGCCGAGTTGAATTGTGCACAGTGGACTAAGGCTTTGACAATGGAGGTTGTGTAATGGATCTTATTCAAGCATCTACTGTCTTTAAAGATGGCGCTCATACAGTCCAATCTGTGAAAGATGTCACCACGCAAGCGGTAGCGGTTAGCGATAGCTCAAATGGCACTGTGCTTATTAATATGGGCGGCGTAGTAGTTTCTCATGATGACTCGCAGTATGTGCGCGCAACTACGACCTGTGACGTGCGTAAAGATGATGTTGTCTACGTAACTATGACCGGTGTTGTTGGCGGTGGTGCAACTTGTGTGGTAACCGGTGTAGCCGGTGGCGGTGATCGCACGAAAACCGCAGTGACACAAGCAAAAACAGATGCAGCTGACGCCCAACAAAGCGCGCAATCTGCGCAAACAAAAGCTTCTCAGGCACAAGAAAAAGCAGATCAAGCATCTCAAGATGCAAACAAAGCACGCGAGCAGGCTCAACAAGCTAAGCAAATGGCTCAAGAGGTAAAGGATGTGGCGAAAAAGGCTCAAGATATTGCGCAAGCGACACAACAGCATTTTTGGAGTGACGAGGGCGGTGTACACGTGTCTAGCGAATCTCAAACACCAGATGGAGAAGTCAATACGCTTTGGAACTCTTTGGGACTACTCATTCGTAAAAGGCTCAACAATCTCTTAGCGCTGACAAGCTCAGGACTGTCTATTTATGACGGTGCTGGTAATGACGCGGACAATATCGTGGCGCAATTTAGCAAAGATACGATCAGGCTGGGAAAGGCACGCCGTAGGGGCAGACAGCTTATATCAAGTGTTATTAGTCTTCTTGACGGTGCTGGCAAGATTGAGTATATCGATAATCCAAAGCTTAATAAAGAAAGCCTTACCATAAGCTCACAGTCTGCTATTGAGCTTACCAGCCAAGCAGAAACACATGTCTCTGCTGGCAGTACGTCTATCTATGGTGAGGGTAGTTTGTTGCTTGGCACACAAAGCAACACCATTAAGTTACAAAACGACCAATGCACTATGGATATTGATCCTACGGTCAGCCTGACCGCTCAACATGGTATCAGCTTTACCGTGCCAAGCGCTGAGCAGTTTACCTATAACGGAGAAGGTGTTGCTACCATACCAAAAAAGCTTTTTAGCGGTACGTATGCCAATACTAAGTCTGCTGCAATTAAGCTTGCTGATGTGGCTGCTAATTATTCCCGCCTAGACGTGGTGTATCAGACCTCTGGTGGCGATGTGGGCACTGCTACTCTTTATAGTCCACGCGCTGGAATGAAGTTCTCCATTGTGGCAATGGAGCCTTCTAACAATATGGTCTTTATTAAAAATAAAGCCTACGAAATTCAAAGTGATGGAAAAACCATCAATGCAGCTCGTCCAAACGACTCCAATTCTTCTTGGTGGGCTAAAGAGCATAAATTTCCAACCACTGACAACGCTGGCATTTACACCTCAACCGTAAACGTTATTGGCATCATTGCAGTATATGGATACAAGTTCTAAACACGACAAAATATTAGGTTTGTAAGGCAGCCGAAAGGCTGTTTTTTATTAAGGAGACAAAATGAACATCCCTTATTTTATTGACGTATACCTAGCGCAGGTACGTGATTCTCAGCAGGTCAAAGTGGCACTGACGGCAGTGCTGGTGCTTATGGTCATTGATGTGCTCATGGGGTCAATTTGCGCAGCTGCAAACCACAATTACGCGTCGTACAAGGCACGCGAAGGTGCTATGCACAAAGGCAGTGAGCTTTGCTTAATTCTGCTGGGCGTAGTGGTAGACGGAGCACTTACGGGAGGTCTTAACCTTGGCACACAAACCCCTGTGCTGCTTGGTATCTGCGTGGCCTTGATCTGTGCTGAGGTGGCATCAATTCTTGAGATTGTTGGCACGATAAATCCTGAGCTTGCTAATAATGCAGTCTTTAAGCTACTGAAGACCGTCCAGGACAGTGCAAGTGCTGACAGCGGAAAAAGCGAGTAAGCCATGGCCAGTGTATTTATCTCGCAGCCTATGCGTGGTCTTTCTAAAGACCAAATCAAAGCAGAACGTCAGCGCATCAAAGCCACACTCGACCATGATGATATGGTAATCAATTGCTCGATTGCTTATGACGGCGAGCATCAGCTGTGGCATTTAGGCCGAGCATTGCAGGATTTAGACATAGCCGATAAAGCCATCTTCTCCAAAGATTGGCAGACTGCTCGTAGCTGCATTATCGAGCATATGGCTTGTGAGATGTATGGCGTGCCGATTGTAGAGGTGTAGAGATGGACGATATGACAAAAGATGAGCTTGACGATAAGAAGCTTCAAGAGCTTATGAGCACGCAAGATATCCATGACGAAGACGATGTGGCAGAAGTGGAGGAAATCAGCTATGAGTAGAGCTAATGAGCTTTTAGCTGCAGCTGCAGCAGAAATTGGCTACAACCGCTTTGATGACCCACTTCCAGGCACAAAGTACGGCAGACACTACGCACAGCTCGTAGGCAAGCCTTATTACGGCACAAGTGGCGTGCCGTACTGTGCAATGTTTGCAAGTTACCTCTTCGACAAGCTAGGCATCTACGAGCCATTTGTACCAGAAGCCTATTGCCCGTATATGAAGAACAAGGCTAAAGCTGCTGGAATGCTTGTAGACAAATACGCCGCACGCCCTGGCGATGTAGTGTTGTTCGACTGGGGCGGCGATGGCGTGTGTGACCACGTAGGCATCGTTGAGAAGAATTGCGGCAGCTACTTACAGACTATTGAGGGCAATACGTCGGCTGGCTCTAGTGGCTCACAGTCCAATGGCGGCAGGGTAGCGCGTCGTACCCGCAGCTTTAAGAGTGTCAATTGTGTAATCCGTCCCAATTACGTAGAGGGCGGCTGGATACAAGATAATACCGGTTGGTGGTATAAAAACGCCGATGGCAGCTATGCAAAAGATGCCTGGCAAATTATCGATGGAAAATGGTACTTCTTTGACGAACACGGTTATATGTGCCGCGGATGGCTACAGCGCTATGGATACTGGTATTACTTAGACGCATCTGGAGCCATGGTGACTGGCTGGCAAGCCATAGGGGATAAGTGGTATTACTTCAACAAAAACGGTGATATGGCTACAGGCTGGGTGCGTGATGAGGGCAAGTGGTATTACCTCGATACCAACGGCGACATGAAGCTGGGATGGATACTGGATAATGGCAAGTGGTATCTCACGGATGGTTCTGGTGCCATCAAGACCGATACCATTGCCGTGTCCGGTGGTAATAGCTATGCATTTATGCCAGATGGCTCTATGGCCACAGGTGATGTCATGGCATCTGCTGACGCAAACGGCGTGCTGCATATTAAGCCGTAGGTGTGCCATGGATTGGAAACTTACGGTGTGGAGCACTATCTCGGATAACTTTGGCTTTCGCTACTCAAAAATTCGCACTGAGTATTTTGCATCTCGCAAAGGTGTTGAGCGATTCATCAAAGACCACTATCTAGCCGTAAAGGTTACGTGGTTTGATGAAGAGAAGCGGTGTAGTGTCATTGTAAAGGGGTAGTATGTAAATAGAGCTGGGGACACCTCTCAATGATGTGCAAATCCCCACACATGCTTTCTCATCTACCAGCGGTAGAAGGAGATCCCGGGGGCGTCGCTGTCACAGTGGCGCCCCTTGCCTTTTGGTACAATATTAACGATGACGGATATTGGCGGGTACGCCCCCATATCCCAAGCTGGCAGTAGCATTGTGGTAGTGCAAGACCAGTGAATACCACGGGCGTTTTACAGGGCACGTCCTTAAAACCAATACAAGCTACTGTATAGGCAATGCAATTCGCGGTTGCAAGCCGAACCCCTCACTTGCCAAATGGTAGGTGAGGGGTCTTTTTTATTGGACATACATGTCCATTTTGTCCGACGAGTCTTGTATACTCTTAGTGAGTCCTTTGCTTAAAGCTTTGGATGTGGCAACGCCTCGGAGCCGAAATCCGGGGTATTGATAGCAACCCGCTGGGAGTACGCGTCCTTAACAGCTAGGATTGGCAGAAACCAGCGGGTATATTTGTGCAGGCAAACGGCTTGTTGTAAGGCGTTTTAAGGCGCTAAAAGTAGCTTTACGACTATTTATCCATGTCTTTACGGATAAGCTCACGCAAATACTCCGCCTTCTTTGGCTGGTTTTGCAAATGCTCGTACAAATCGTGGTCAGCCGGGAAGAACTTCAGGCTAAATGTCTTAACACTCTTCTTCCGGTAGGCTTCTGTAGCTTTGAGCTGTGCTTGTGTTGCCAT